ATCATCAGGAAGTGACTTTGATGGATACCAAACAGCTAGTACAACTACTGGTGCTCTAAGACAATACGCTATGGCACACGCAGGAACTTTATGGGTAGATGTTCAGTCAGAAGCTACTTATGGGGGCGGACAACAGAAAGCATTTCCGGGTGGTAATTATACAGCAGTAGTCGTTGCTGAATGTGTCGCTCAGTAATACTGTGGGTATTGCTATGTACATCTGTAGCAGCTCACGAAATGACACCTACATACCCAAAGTGGTCTGTAACTCAATTAGAAGGGGTACAAAAAACTACAATGAGTATGTTCAACAAGAGAGAAGATGTTCAGTATTACGAAATTGGCGTATTTGATAAAGAGTGGCAGCCGATACCTTTTGTAACTGATTATAAGATATTAAAGTTAGATTACTTAAGCCACGTTAAATTTGATGTATATATTAGTTCAAAGAATGTGGGCAGGGCAGAATACATATGCTCGTTGTCTAAGCTAAGAGGAAGCAAAGAAACTAAGACAATGATAGCATCAAAAATATGTTCGAGGTTTAAGTGAAGTGGTTGAGGTATGTGTGTTGCTACGCCTTTTTTCTTAGCACACAGGTTATAGCAGACAGTAACTCTATGACCTTCTCCTTACCAAGTGCGGGATACAGTAGCGGTACAGATAGTATTAGAGCCGGTGAGTTAGATTGTAAGAATAGTATAGGCGGAACTACTAACTTTGAGTTAGGTATGACTGGAATAATAAACAACGCAGTCACGCCAATTATAGGTAAAGAAGGAGACAGACCACAGACTAAAGACATAGGTTTGTATGCTAGGATAATAATTCCTCTTGATGGTCCTAAAGAAAGAATTAATTGTAATACTCTATACCAGCTAGAATTACAACGTAGAAGACTAGAGGTACAGAAACTTAAACAAGAGATAGAATACTTAAGGCAATTACAAGACGGTGGATTTGAAAACTGATGGCAGACCTAGAAGAATTAGTAAGTAAAGGCGAGGGCATAAAAGATAAGAAGCTCAAGTTGTTTGGTCTGCGTGTAAGTGGTACAAGTATAGTCGCAGCATTTGCCTTTATTTCAACGATTATTGGTACTTTATATGGTGGCTTTCTTATGTATCAAAAAGTCGAAGGAATCGCAAATTTAGACCTTGACGCTATAGCTGGACAGATGGCAAAGACATCAGCAGATGTTACAAGAATAGAAGAACACGCTAACGCTATAAAAATAGAATTAAAAAAAGATATGACAGACCTAAGAAATAGTCAATGGTCTTTAGAATCTAAAGTAGATACCAAGTTACAATCGGTAGATACCAAACTTACTAGCTACGATACAAAGCTAGATAGGTTTGAGATAAAAGTAGAGAAAACTAAAGTAGATATGGAAAACAGAATACAACAATCACTAGATAACCCACTAGCAAACTAAGGAGATAATATGCCATACGGAAAAGGTACATACGGTAAGAAAAGAGGTCGTCCACCAATGAAGAAAAAAGGGAAAAAGAAATAATGCCCGCTAAGAAAGACCCAAGATTGGCTAGAGCAGGTGTATCAGGGTTTAATAAACCTAAGCGTACACCTAGCCATAAAACTAAAAGCCACGTTGTAGTAGCTAAATCAGGAGGTCAAGTAAAAACAATTAGGTTCGGTCAACAAGGAAAAACTGGGGATAGAACTAATACTGCGAGGTCTAGGTCATTTAAAGCTAGACACGCTAAGAATATAGCTAAAGGACCAATGAGTGCTGCTTATTGGGCTAACAAGGTGAAGTGGTAATGGCTAAACGAGGACTATACGCAAACATTAATGCACGCAAAAAAGCTGGCACAAGCAGAAGTAAAAAGAAATCTACTATTAGTAAAAAGGCTTTTGCTAATATGAAAAAAGGTTTTCCTAAAAAGAGGAAGTAATTATGGATGATAATAGATTTCAATTGCAACTAGACAAACACGCAGGTCAAATAGCGAAGTTGTTTAGTAAGATTGATGATACTAATTCCAAGATACAAAAAATATTTAATATGCTCAATCAAATTAGATATTTCTTGTTAGGTGGTTTTGCTTACTTTTTAGCTTCTGAAGTAGGTATGTTTAATTTATTAAAGGTAGTAGTATGATAGCATTTTTAACAAACGTAGCGCCTATAGCTTTAGGCTTTGTTGCTAAGTTGTTTGCACTTAAGAGTCAAGCAGCAGCAGAAAATCAAAAGATAATGCTACAAAATCTACAAGCTCGTAATGATTCTATTAATATGGCAAGAGATAGGGCAGACAAAGAGAGCCCTATGGCTGCATTAAACAGACGAGTCATTATATTTGTAATACTGGCTTTAATTATATTTACACAGATAGCTCCTGTATTCTTTGATGTTCCTACTATAGTTCCTACAGTTATAGAAGGTTTTAGCATACTAGGGTTTCAATTGACTCCTGATGTTATTGAGTATGTAAAAGTAGAAGCAGGTGCTGTACTCAAGATGGATGAAATATTTGGATGGGCTACAATGATTATAGAATTTTATTTTGGTGCTCAATTAGCCAAGGGGAAGTAAATGACATACAGAGAAATTATTAATAGTGTTTTAAGAAGGTTAAGAGAAGATACTATAGACTCTGACTGGTCAGGTAACTTATACGATTCTGTATCTGTGTCTGACTATCAAAAACTAATTGGAGAGTTAGTTAATGATTCTAAAAAGAATGTAGAGTCTTATCACGACTGGAACGCACTAAGAGAGACATTTAATATTAAAACACAATCAGGAAATATGCAGTATACTTTAGGTGATGCTACTAGAGGTGCTGGCGTTTCTTTTAAGGTGTTAGATGTTATATGTCAAGATACTGGACAAGTATTGGAGCAAGTACCAAATGATTGGCTTAACGAAGCTGTATTTCCTTTATCTCAAGCAGCTAGTGGTAAGCCTACTAAATATGCTTTTAATGGAGTAGCTCAAGCAGGTGTAAATAGAGAACCTGATTTTAATATTGACTTTTATCCTGTCCCTGATTCTACACAGACTATATCTGTAAATATTGTCGGTGCTCAAAAAGAACTAGCTACAGCATCACAAGTATTAAGAGTTCCTTCACAACCTGTAATTCTCGGAGCTTGGGCTAGAGCTATAGCAGAGCGTGGAGAAGACGGAGGAAGTATTTCTAGTGCTGTTGCTGCAGAAGCTAGAGACTCTTTAAACCTTGCGGTACAATTAGACGCAGGTAATATGGAATACGAAAGAGATTGGAAAGTAGTATAATATGGCATTAGAATCTAAGCAGATCCAAGCTATACCTTTAGACACTATTGGTATTGACGGTATAGATACTCAGACAACTGCTACTGCACTTGGACCTAATTGGTTTACTAAGGCAGATAACATTGTCTATACTGAAGGCGGTAAAGTAGCTTTTCGTAAAGGTCTCAAAAAAAAAACACTAAACGGAGGAGCTAAAATTGGTTCTTTGGTAGAGCATTATGATGGAAC